CATGTCTCACGTGTCTCACGAGTCTCAAAGGATTATACCCCGGATAAAACAACGAGCAAGACTTTGGTTCATATCCGTAAAGAATATCCCCATAGTCGGGACGACCAGATAGAACGCGCCCGCAAACTACTGCAGGAACTTAAAAAACAATCTGAAATCACCCCAAAGACGTCTACCCTAGAAGAACGGATTAATAGTCTGGAAAAACGAATGGCCAACCTAGAACATTTGGTCACCCTATTGATGGCCAAATTTAAATAAATTTGGTCACCCTATTGATGGCCAAATTTAATTAATCTGAACTTTTCGGTAGATTAATAGTGATGAATATTTTATTTTATATACGTTATTCTGACGACTAACATCCTGATCGCTCAAAAGGGTCCATGCATTATTCTTATGTTCATAATCTTGCATTTTGATTTGAGTATTATTATAGGTTATCAGTTTAATTTTTCTAGGCAGATCAATGACTGCGATTAGGTAATAATTATATAATTTTGAGTCTAATGTTATTTGGAAAATATAATTAATAGATAAATTAGAATGTACTAAAAGAACAATAAATTCCGATGTCTTAGCATAAGTATATTTATAATTACCTTTAAAAGCTTCAAAGAATTCGTTCATGGTCTCTAGATCATCATAATTTATGGTAAAATAATTTTCCAATTTTTGTCCCATGGATGTAACATTTTGCTGTCCACTATAAAAAACAAAATTGTCTTTATTTTCTGTAATTTGTTGAACATATATTAATTTATTAGGTTGAATACTTAATTGGTGAGCAATTATATCAATGTTTTGATTATTTTGTGTGATAAATTGGTTTTCTATCAATTTATTATATATATCTTTGAAATAAAGAGCAATATTGTGTTCTATATCTTTTTGATCATTTTCGGATTTCCGATAAAGTTTTTTTATACTTTCTGAAATATCTGAAATAGAAGGTAAATTCATATCATAGGCGGTCAAAATATTAATGATATTATCAGACACATTTGGATTTTGATCATCTAATTTTACTTTATCTTTATCATACTTAGGGATATTTTTAATTTCATTTAATTTAATATTTGTATTTATCGTAATATTATTATTGTTCTTGAAATATCTTTTATCTATTCTATTATTACAAAATATACATGTAGCCCTATCTAATTCATAATATTTATTATTTATTGCGCATTGTGTATTTTTATCCGAGCTATTTACATAATAGCGAAAAATATCTCTATTTTGAATAGTCGTACTAGGCGCAAAATAATTTGGAAATAAATATCTAAAATGGATTTCCGGATTATCAATTTCTTGATAAAGTAATATATATGGGAAATCATCTTTAATATTGTTATTATTTAGAATATCTTCTAGAGGAAAATAATCTAGCCTAGAAAATGATTTATTATATGTCGTAATATTTTCCGCATCGTATAGAGTATAATTGTATTTTATTTTATTTCCTTTAAACCATGTATGAATAATCATAGTTCTGTAGTGTCCTGGCTTATATAAAATAATGCCTTTAAGAAAGTAGATGGCTGGTGTTTCATAATTGAAAAGTTTAATTTTAAATAGATAATTAATATGATTCATAGTTTTTCGACGATATGATAAATCTTCATTAATTTTTTTGAATAGATCAATATTTTTTGCAAATGATTGTAATAATTGATTAAAGTCACTATTTGTAATAAATGGATATGGGTTATTTTTATCATATTCATTTCGAATAGGTTGGACCGCAACAAATAAATATTTAGGTATGTTCAGATAAATTGTATCTTTATTTATATGATCTAATCTTTTTTTGATTGTGGTCGCTATATCAGTATCTATATCTTTTTCGCTAAAAAGTATTTCAAAACTATTAAAACCCAAATTATGATTGATTTGATAAGCGGAATTTAATTTATAAAAACCTAAATAGTATGGTTGATAATTATAATTATTACCTTTTATATTACCTTTTATATTTTCTAATAAATATGTCAATATTTCATTCAAGAATTCTTGGGCATCATATTCGGCATTATATTTAATATTTTTATTAAAGTCTTCTAAAAATTTTTTATAATCTTCTTCATTATTGGAACTGAAACCTGATGAACGATTGTCTGAATCTAATTCTGTTATAAAATTTTTGATAAAACTATATTTCGTATAGGATAAATTTGTAAATAGTTCGCGTAATTCTTTAACCTGATAGATAAGTTGTATAACTGATATTACCCAACAAGTATTATGACTGTTTTTTATACCTTCGTTAGGTTTTCCTTCTAAATTTTGTATTTTTGATCTTATTATATTTAGATCATCATCTGATATTTTATTTGACACCAAAGGTGTATGAAAACAGTTAAAAGATCCTCCTATTGGTTGTTCTGTCGCCGTCTGTAGCTGTGGTTGTTTCGTTGCCTGCAGCTGACGTTGTGGTTGTGATGGTTGGACTGGTACCTGATGTACCTGACGTACTTGATGTACCTGATGGATTCTTGTAGGTTTTTGTTCTTTAGTTTGGTAGTCTAAAATATTTTGGATGAGTAGTATATTATCCTCCATCATTTTAACCTGTTCGACCCCCTTGTGTACTTTGTCAACGTTGGTTACCACATAGAGCATGTAATAATGGTCGATTTTAGGTTTGTAGACATCTATGAAATCCTGGATGGACGGATTTTCGTCCCGATAAATACCGTTTTCATAATGATGAATGTTTTGTAAATAACCTAAATATTCAAATTTAGGCCCATAAACGTTTAATTCTTCTTCATCTTTCTGAATAATACTCTTATCTTTTACAAGACCTAAACGATTTGCTATATTTTCAATATTTTGGGTTTCATACGGATTGTTACCCTTCAACCAATCTTCGCGCACTTTAATAGGAAGATCTTTGTTTAATGTGAGACCTCTAAATATAGCATAATATAAAAATAGATCGGATTGATTGATCGAATCAATTTCACTTTCCTTTTGATTTATCTGAATGTTTGAAGTATTTGATTTTAATAAAGAATTAGAAAGATAGTAAATAGTATCCCCTATATTTTCATTTATATAGTAAGCCTCCAAAAAGGATAATATATTTTCCTTTTCCCATTGGGTACAATTATGAATAATTTCTATCAATATATCAAACATATTAAATTTTATTATTTCCGCTACTAGCGCACTCACTAATTGTCCAAAACAAATATTATAATTAGTTTTATATCCTTTATTAGAAGCTATTATATAATCTGCAATATAATTAAATGGCCCAATATTATTAATTTTATCTAATATGTTTTTATCATTAATAAAGAGATCAAGGATCTTCAAATTTTGATTCTGGTATAGTTTATTCACAGGATAAAATTTATTATAAAATTTATTTATGTTGTCATAATTAACAAATTTTAGATTCATGTTTTTAATGTCGGTCATAATATCATTTTCCTTTTCTATTTTTTTATCGTTTTTTTCAAAAATCTCTTTAATATTATTATAACAATATATATCCAAATAGGGTATCATGATGGGGTTCATAACAAATGTTGACTTTTTGAAACGATACTCATCATTGTCCAGATCGCTTAATGTTGCCTTCATTCGTTTTTGCATTTTTGGATCGCTATTATTAATATCTTCTGGTCTGGAGAGTACATATGTTCTTTTAATTTCCTCTTTACCCGGGAAATCAAATATCACAAAAGGTGTATATTGATCATCAATCTTAATTTGGAATTCATAGACAACTACCGATCGTGAAGATTTATCATTATTATAGGTTGCCTTGATACGTTTGATATCAAATCCAAAATTATTATTGGTTTTGGGCAAATGTTCTATTTTCAAAGGGTCTTCTCTTTTTGCTTCGATTTCGCGTTCGATAAAACTTTTAAAATCGGTTAGTTCAGCGGTCTCTATTTTTTGGTAGACTTCACCTTTTATCCATTCATCATGACTTTTTTCCGGATTTTTTAGTTTGAGTAAATAGTTCAAAATTCTATACCTACTGTAAGTATACTTTTGTTCAATATTTTTTAGTCCATCATTTCGCCTTTGGAAACAATGATGTATGAGCATGCTGGTTAGGAAGGGACGTTCACCGGATGCGGAAACTTCTGGATTCCAATAATAATTATAGGGAACGCCCAAACCATAAATTTCATAACATCTAAAATATAATTGGAAATTATCTTCCGAAAACTGTGATAAGGTTGATTGCAATAGTCCGGGAACGGATTTGCCATCTTTATCGAGCGCTCCGAAGATGGTGGCTGTTTTCCCCACACCACTATATCCATAGGTAAAAATCATAATACCTTTACCATACTTTAACAAAGATGCCAAAGACATATAATTGCTAATAACACTTGGATCGGGAAAGCCTATCGGGTCATAAATCCTCTCAAAAGGTATGCCTCCCTTCTTTCCGATAGTCTTCAAAATCCCTTTAAAACGGAATTCCAAAGGTTCACTCTCCTTATGGGCATAGGGCTCCAGATTTTTTATTCGGATGGTTAATTTTTTAGGATCATCCGGATTCTGCACAAAAATCAGTGAGGTCAAATTTTCCCGATATTCGCGAGAATTGGGATCCGCTAGGTCAGCAGCCTTATAATCATTAATACGCAAATGTAAAGATATTTTACGCATTTGCGTGGCCTGATAATCGTCCAAAATATCCTTTATAAGATTAAAATTATCAAAGTCAGTTTGTAGGCCGCCCAAACTAGAAAGAATGATGGCATTAGAATTTTTATACTTTTTGATTATAAGTCTAAAAAGTACTCCTAACCTTTTGAGTGCTATATAATGGTATTTATAAAAATATTGGAGTATCTGGTCCATTTTATCATAAGTATATTTGTCCATCCGGACATTAATGTTGGAAATAATGTCCAGATAATAGTCTAACATACCAATGGATATCACCTTATAAAATTTCTTTGATTGATCCCAATCACTATTCATTTGATTATTATCCTTATACTGGAAGCGCATTCCTCCGAGTTTTACGTAATATTCATTCTGTCCCTTATAAAGGATTTTCTGTGATTCTAAACTTTTATTAATTTCTTTAAATGAAGTTAGGAGACCGTCCACATTATTATAGACCGAATTATAACCTTCCTCATATTCGGTTACATTTTTTATATTTCTGATTATCATTTCATTGTTAGTAATAGTATCGGTAAATATTTTTAGTTTTCTGAGTATACTGGTAAAATTAGGATAGGTAATATCCATGGTAATACAAAGGGTATCCTTGTACATTTTATGAAATTCTAACTGTTTGGCCAATATATCGCCCATATGATAGTTCCCAAAATAACTTTTCAACAGAAAAACTGCATTATCGGTGCTATCCGTTCCGAAATATAAAAATTTATTGTTTTGGTCCAATTGGGGATTAACAATTTTGCTGTCCAAAAATTTGATGAACAATGGATTTTTGCTTTCGGTTTTGAAAATTTTGATTAGTTCGTCCATAATACCTAATGGATTGTCGATATTTAGCATATTCTTCCAATCCTTCAAAATTTTAGAGATCTCGTCGAACTGTATGTCTAAGTAGCCTAATATATTATCTTTTAGATATTTATAGATCAGGGCGGGTAAAATTTCTGGAGGCTTCTGACCTTTTTTAAGGGACTGGACTAGGTTAAATTTTTTGAGATCATCGAGCCCACTATAATTATAATTAATAATTTCCGCCGATAAATATTTTTCGAAAGCATCTTTTACCTCCTTATCAATATTGGAAATCAGTTGCTCCGGACCTTTGGACCCAATTTCTTGGGGTAATTTTTTCCATTGGCTTCCTAAAATTTTATTAACAAGGTTTATCAGTTTCTGCTGATCGTCAATACTTTCATCTTTATTCTGATCGACCATCTGGAGTATCTCGCGGTCCCATGCTAATATCCGTCCTATAATCTGAAGGCTCCTGTTAATATCTGGAATTTTAGACTCATCTAAATTTTTTGTTAATATAACAATCGTATGATTACCATATTGGATATCATAATAGCATAGTTCATTATTCTGAATATTTTTGATCATCTTATTTAGTTTCCCAAAAAGTTCATCAATATTTTTTTCCCTAAAATGACTATAATTTTCCAGTATTCTGTTTATATTCTCCTGATCGTAAGGATTATTTTTAATCTCTTTAAAGATATCCTTAGGATCAATAACAAGATCTTTGACTACCATTTGGATCAATATGACCAAATTATCTTTGGTTCTTAAATTATAAAAATTGTTATGATAGTCATCAATTATATTTAAAATATTTTTTAAATCATTTAAATCATTGCTCTTAGTGATGGCTGTTTGCAGATCACTAGGTAATATGTCGATATATTTTTTATCTTTCAACTCATCATATATTTTTTTCACCTGTACCTGACTCAGGGTCGAATTAATTTTTTTTCCTAACTTATATTTCCACTCTGATATATAATTATATGCCTTTAGATAATTAATAATAGAATTAAAATCGATATTTTGATTTTGACTAATGTTCAAAGTGGCATTTTTGTGTTTCTTAGATATATTCTTAGGGGCGATTATATTCCGTTTATATTTTTGGAGGACCTCACAGGTATCGAGTAATGTCTGGTTAAAAAAATCTTTAAATATTAAATTTTCGTTGATATACTTTTTAAAGTCTAATATTTTAAGGATGGAGTCTATTATATCATTATCACTATAAAATAATGATAAATATTCTAGGAAAAAATTATTGAGCATCCCCATTTTTTGGTTATACATATTAAAATCTATTTTATCCCTTTTAAATTCTTCATAAATTTTAAGGGATTCTGGTTTTATCTTGCCTTTAAGATCACGCAAAAATTGGGGTAATACTATTTCGATGTTCATATTTTTGATCTGAATGTAAAAAAATGGATCAATTAAAGAAAGGGAGGCTAATATATCATTGATGTTTTGATTGTACTCTTCGGGTAGGCTGAACATATTATCCTCAAAATTAGAAAAAATTCCCTTTAATAGGATAATCGTATTATTTAATTCTTGATAGTTACATGTATCAATAATATATTGCCCTATAAAATAGGGATTAGTACGAATAAATCTTAAGAAATATCCAAAAAATTTTCCGAATGTGGATTTTTCTTTGGACTCTTTAAGGATCCATACTTGTATAAAATAGAATAATGATAGTACTTTTTTAACCAAATCTTGATAGGCTGTTTTCATTTCTACTAATGTAATAATATGTTTCCTAAAATCATTATTTTCGGTCAGATTTTCAGTTATATTTAGAATAAACTTGATGTTAGACTTAAGTTGGCTAACTATACCATTAATATCACCACCCTGGAAATGACCAAATCCAATATCATACTGATTGATAGTTTTATTAATACTCTGTACAATATCACTTACATCATAAATATTTTCCACATTATCCTGATAAATTTGGTTTAAATGTTCTACATTTTTGTTAATTTTAGCAATATTATCATAAAATTGTCGAAAATTCCTAAAACGCTCCAGAATAGTATCCGAAAGTTCTTTAAAATTATTATTATATTTATTAATTTTACCATTAAGCTCAGATTCATGTTCTATTTCTAATTTATTTAATTTATCCAGTTCCAATTTTAATCGACTAATATGATCATTTAAGTTTGAAGTAATTTCTGGACGATATTTATTGATATAATAACAATATATATTCTTTAATATTTCATTTTGATCATTTTGATCAATTAAATATTTTAATATTAAAAAATTTTTAAAAAAAGCACCTTTATTTTTATCATTAAAAATATAATCAGATTGATATTTTTTCTGCAAATCGTCCAATTTTTTTTTATTAATTTTTAGTTTGTCTTCCAGATGGTTAAATAAAGAGACAGGTAGATCATTAATATAATAATTATTAATGTCGAAGTTTCCAGGATTATTTATATTAGTAATACACTGTAAAATAATCCTCAAATTATCGATATTTTTACTTTTTGAATGTATATCCCAAAGGAATAGAGAAAAATTATTCCTATAATCATCTAGATATTTAGTTTCATTGATAATATTTTGGATCAAACTGTAATATTTTCTAGAATCAAGGATGATATCATTAATATTAATATTTTTGAGATCATATATAACATTATTTTTAATATTTTTAATCTTATTCAAAAAATCATAAGTTTTATTATGTAACTCCACATATGTACATTTTTGGAATCCATTACCGCCATAAATATCATCTTTTATTATTTTTTTCCCGAGGTTATCATATTCAACTACAATTCTTTTTCTTTTATTTTCCAGATATTCGTCAAATTCGTTTCGACTACAATAGTAGATATTATTATTAATAATTTTAGAATAAACTAGATTTAAAATTTCTAGATCTCTAATCTTATTTTTAGGACCATCTTTAACCCCAAAATATTCTTTCAGGCTAACTAGTTGGGAATATTCTTGGGAGGTGCTAATATTGTTCAGGTCACTGGTATCAATTTGAACATCAATGCTATGGCCTAAAATTGATTTTAGGCTATTATTAATATTCTGATCCAATTTTTGGACATCCGATAATATATTAATAGTAGTATCAATCTTTTTACCAATTTCTTTAAATTTTTCATAATTATTGTATTTAATACCTAATAATTTCTCCAGATATATTTTTTTTTCATTATCTAATCCTTTCAGATACAATTCATGACTTTGGACCACTTTTTCTAATTTTGATTGATAAGATTGATAATGTCGTTTATCAAATTTTTGAATATAGATATCATTTGCAAATTTTGTTTCCAATTTTTTTAATATTTCTTCTATTTCATTTGCAGTGTGATTATCTAAAATTTCTCTATAAATTTTGAATACATTAGATTGAATTTTGAATACATTATCTTTATTAAAATGATAAAAATTTTTATCCTCCCGATCTTGTATAATATCATTAAAAAAGTTAGCAGCATCATTATAAAAATTATAAAAGTTTGTGTTCTTAAAAATATTGGGATTATTTTCAAGTATATTTTTAATTTCCGAGTCTAAAATTAAAAGTATTAGATCGGTCCGGAAATGGTTTTCTGGTCTGATTATTTTTTTTTTATTTTTAATTAATTCCATCTATATTCTATCTATAGACAATATATAATATGGCAAAATTAAGACTAGGCAGACATTTTGGATATTATAAAAAAATTACCGAGATACCCTATCAGGTCCACCATTTAGGCTATAATTTTTTCCAATTCTTCCTGGGGCCGCCCGACATTTTTAGTCTACCCAGTCGGAACATTTCCAAAGAGGATCTGGAAGAGTTCAAAAGGCTGGTCCAACAATGGGACCTGACCTGTGTCGTCCATGGAAGCTATGCCATCAATCTGGCACAACCACAGGGTAGTCCCAAACGTGTCCGCTCCCTGAAAATGCTTGCGGACCAGCTCAGGATGGCCGACCTGATTGGACCCAGATGTCTGGGGGTCATCATACATCTGGGTAAAAATGTATCCCATCTTCCCGTGAAGCAGGCGGTCCAAAATTTTGTCCAGGGCATCGTCCAGATTCTGGAGGATGCCCCGGGAACGTTGATCCTGGAGACAGGGGCATCACAGGGCAACGAGATAGGTAGCCGTTTGGACCAGTTGTCCCTGATAGACCGGGGAATACCTGCAAAATACCATCCAAGGATGGGTTACTGTGTGGACACCTGCCATATCTGGTCGAGCGGATACCCAATATCTACGTCGAAAGAGGTTCTGCAATATCTGCAGGAGTTCGACCATTATATCGGACTGAAGCGCATCCTCTGCATACATCTGAACGATTGCGCCGTACCTCTGAATGCACATCTGGACCGGCACGCCGATCTGGGCTTCGGCCAGATTGGACGTGAAGGCATTGCCAGCTTCCTGCAATTCTCCATGCAGAATAATATTCCCGTCATCCTGGAAACCCCGCTAAGCAAACAGAACGCTCAGGAGGAACGGAAATTCCTAACTGATATAAAAAAAAAATTATCCCATAAATTATATGGAAAACGCTCAATGTACTCAGTGCACCGACAGTAACGACCAACAGAAGATTAATAATCTGTTCAGCATCCTCACGGAGGCGATCACTACCACCATCAATGCCTCCATGGTTTCAAAGGTGGCACAGACTCCGCAAGAAAAGCAGGATGAGAAAGTAGAACAAACTGCGGAAAAGACGCCGCCCAAGACACCATTAGTGGGAACCGAACCGTTAGGACCATTTTTAGAATCGTTAGGAACATCTGGACAGAATGAAAAGATGGACGAGCCGGAGGATTTGGAAAATTTAACGGAACAAGAACCAAATGTCATGAAGGAGAACAGAATCTTTCCAAAACGTGTTAGACAACGGGACAAATATGAGGTTGTTTTCTTTGTAAAATATTTCAAGACATCACGGCCGGATGCTGACACTATCCAAAATTATTTTGGCAAATATGGTAAGGTTGTCAAAATAGACCTACCTGAGAACCGTAATTTTGCCTTTGTTTATATGGAAAAATTACATACCAAAGTTCTGGTACGACGTACGCGTACAACTATCAGTCAGATAATTTCCGAGATGAAACCGGGTGAGGAATTTTATATTACGGTGGCTAGTTTGCGCAGGAACCATAGATTATGGAGATATCCATACAATAGCCATAAAAGAGGCCAGCGGACACAGCGGACACAGTGGGCACAGCGGACACAGCGGACGCAATGGGCACGGCCGTATGAACGGCAAAAATTATATAGGGATCCCTATTAATGGAACCACTGGTCATTTTTACGGACGGCTCTTGTATGGGTAATGGCAGGCGTGATGCAACGGGAGGTATAGGGGTCCATTTTCCCCATGCGGAGCTACCAGACCTGAGCATCGTTTATCCGAGGGTACCCTGTACCAACCAGAAAACAGAACTCTATGCCATCCTAATGGCACTAAAATACCTTGAAAAGCACAAGAAAAGGTTAGATCTGGAACATCGGGAAATTTATATCAAGACCGATTCACGCTACAGTATTCTTTCCATAACCCAATGGGCCCCCAGATGGATACGACATGGTTGGAAAACCCAGGACGGGAGGACCGTGGCCAACCGTAAATACATTGAACCTATATATGAATTATCCCAAAAGTATAGAATACATTTCCAGTATGTGCCCGGACATAGTGGTTCGTCGGACCCTGACAGCCGGGCGAATGCACGTGCGGACGCCCTGGCCACCCGCGCGGCCCTTAGAGCGCACCGAACGGTCCAGAATGATCCGTAATTATTTTTTCTGGATAAAATTAATCCATTTTATTTTTTATCCAGTAAATTCTTTGCAAGATGGACTAATATATAATCTCCTAGATATACTATTATGATGGCGGTTTATAATTAAAATTGTCATAGCTATCAGTTAAACATGGTGAACCATGAAATTAAGTAAAATAAATTACCCGATTAATTCGTTTTATACGGTAGAATACCTTATAAAACGAATTGTATAGTAATATATCCTACCTTGACGACTCAATACATATTATTTTACTGTTTTGATAACTACTTCATCTATTATTAAAATAGATTATCGTGCTGATGGTTTATAATTAAAGTCGCTAGATAAACAGTTAAATATGGTGAATCATAAAATTAAGTAAAATAAATTACTTATATTTATTCGTTTTATACTGTAGAATACTTTATAAAACGAGTTGTATAGTAATAAATCCTATCTAGACAATCCATTAATTAATTATCATTAATTAATGATAAATTCACATTATTTTACTGTTTTGATAATGACTAATCAATCAACAAATTAAAATTGTTAAAATACATTATCATCATGATTATGATTATATTATTATATTATTAAAATAGTCTGATAGTCGATCATCTATCCCCAAGTAATCGGGATATCTTTTTTTCTAGTTCGAATAGACGGTTTTTAAGTTCAAAATTTTCTTTTTTAAGAGCTTGAAAATCCATTCTAAGGTCAGTATTCTCCCGTTTGAGACTTTGGATCTCATCCTCCTGCTCCTGGACCCGTTTAACTAATAATGCAGTTACACCATTGTACCGTACCGTATAAGGTTGCCGTTGTCCCGTTTTAGGTTCCATCTCGTATTCGACACAGTCCGGGAGAACCTCCAATACGTCCTCGGCCACCAACCCATACTGGCGGCTGCGTGTCGGGTCCGACTTGTAGACGAAGGAAACGGGCTGGAGCCGTTGGAAGCGGGCGGCCAGATCCTCCATCACGAGCGGCCGGATCTCCTCCTTGAAACGTCGGCTGCTCGATGAGCTGGCGAGTGTTACGGAACCCAAACGGTTATACTGATCGATGGAAACTATACTCATAAGAACATTTCCTCCTCCATTTATTGTATTACTTTGACCTATTGTGTATGTCCCAAAACTAGATCCATTACCATAAATGTTGGCAATAAAAGTGCCCGGTTGATTTGCCAGACCCTCATCAACAAATGTGCCACCTATAATATTAAGGTTGTTGCCAATAATGATATTATCATTGGTACTATTAATTATTTCCGTGGAGGGCAATGAGGGGGGGGGCGATAAGGAGGGGTATGTAGGATCAAAATAACTATTATTGCCGATAATAATATTACGGTCACATTCCGCAGCCGTATGATTCTGTTGTTGTTGATTAATAATTACACTGGTCTGAATGGTCGAACTGTTGCCAATAACAATATTATTGCTACCATATGGTACGACGCCCGTATTGTTAACATTACTATTAGAGGGGGCGCCCAGATTCGCATTAGCATTACTACCGATGGCAATATTATTACTCGAAACGGCACTACTGACCCCGGTACCAGTATTACTAATATTGTTATTATTATTCATGAGCGCCTGGTAGCCGATGGCGATATTGTAGTCCGCACTAAAATTAGCTGAAGAATTACTGTTAACATTATTGTAATTATTATATAGTAGTGCCATCTGACCGATGGCGATGTTATTTATCGCAGAAATAGTAGCAGCATTACTACTGCTATTCTGATTTTGTGCGGCATGCGTTCCGATGGCGATCAACTCATCACTAGAAGCATTCACTATATAACTGAGATCACCTCCCAAAAAATTGTTACAATTGCCGGCCGCCTGGTTGCCGATGGCTATGACATTGTTGGCGCTCACGGTCGCATTTAATATGCTGAGACTATCTAATACAACACCATGATTAAAATTTTGGGCGGCTTGGTAGCCCAAAGCCGTGAGCGCGTTGACCGTGAGCGAACACCTTGGTCCATTTGTGGTCAGACTACAAGCGTTTTGTGCCGCCTGGTAGCCCAGGACCAAAAAACCGGAGACCGACATGGCTGTTAAAGCAATTCCATTAGTATTCTGTAAGGCATTCTGGGCGGCCTGGTAGCCCAGGACCAAAAAACCGGAGACCGACATGGTTTCATTTTCACCATTATTAGTATTCTGTAAGGCATTCTGGGCGGCCTGGTAGCCCAGGGCCATAAAATCCGAGACCGTCATGATTGTAGAATTAATGTTATTATTATTGTTCTGCACGGCATTCTGTGCGGCCTGGTAGCCCAAGGCCATAAAGTCCGAAGCCGTCAGGGTGGCACTACCACTAGTACTATTATTAGTGTTCTGCACGGCATTCTGTGCAGTCTGGTAGCCTAGGATGAACGGGTATAAACTGTCCACCATTGTA